GCTAAGCATCTCTGATCTAGAATAAGTAGAGGGAAGTGGCGGCTGCTGCTTCCCTCTTTTTTTAGTATGATAGCTGAGTTATACCAAACATTGATTGTGTTTTATCGATATGCGGCGGCGCTGCTACTGTTACATTAGATACTGAAGACTGAGAATTATTAATATTACTTGGCGCTATAATTGGTGCAGAGCCATTATTATTATTTTCACCTTTTAATTCAGCATTTTCCTTTTGAGCCATTGTAAGCTGAGCTCCATCAGTACTAGATATCGGAGCCGTAGAATCGAGGCTTAGTTTTGAGGGCTCCCGCTTCATTAATAAATTGTGCATCATTGCGTCTGGTTGATAGTCTCCAGACATTCCGGTCGTGTATGAACCTTCTGAAGGCAACTTTTCGCTTTCTTGAAGAAACATATTTTGCCAAAGATCTTCGTGTTCAACTTGACTGTCATCATAATCTACCCGAGTGCCATAACCCATACTTTCTAAGTATCGATACTTCAAATCTTGAGCGTCATGATCGCGAGGGTCGACACCACTATCAATCATTTGTTGATAGTTTTGTTTATAATATTCAGCAGATCGTTCATCGACACCTCCAACAGGCTGATAATCTTTACGCCGCGTAACGCGTTTTTGCCACTTTAGTAAATCTTCATACTCCTTTTGTTTCTCGGCATCGTTATATTTTCTACGATATCCAATGCCATCAACTTCAGAGAATGTGTAGTCTGAGTCATTATATTTCTCAAAGCGAGCCAAGTCGTTATTAGCTGCATCTGTACGTTTATCATATGCAGTGTATCGTTTTGGCAGTTGACCAGTCATTTTCTCGGTTGGAACAACATTTGGGTTTTTAGTTTCAACTGTTGACATTCCAATATTAGGAACTGATACAGGCAACTCTTTAGGCACTGCTTGTTTCGGTGCAGGTGCTGACTTCATATTTCTAATTTCTTCTGCTGATAATTTTGGACTCGATAACCAATCTGTAGAATTCATCTTTTCTACAAAATTTGTGTATGATTCTTTATCAACCCGATGATTTTCGGGGTCGTCGTCAAGATTGCCAGCACCCTTTTTAATATAACAAAATGCATCTTGTACAACTTTACCATTTTGGGTTTTCGTAACAATTTGTTCTCCGTATTGGTACGGCATTCCATCTATCACTGCTGTAAATTGGCCGTTTACCATACCATACCCAGATTTAATTTCGGTCTTTTTACCAGTTGCAGTTTCTGTTGGAGAACTGTTTGATGCCGACTCTGCCTTTTGCCCGCCGGTTGTAGTCTCGGTTGGCTTAATAGCATTGTCTTCGCCTAATATGTTTTTTCGTATGGCATCTCTACCGCCTCTCATTTTATCGGCATACGTTCCTTTTTCGCCCATACCAATATTATTAGCTTTGCGATAACGGGCTCGTGCGAGCTTTAAAGCGTTCGAACTTACCCGCTTTCTTTCTCCTTCTTTATCAAATGCAAAAGCTTTATTCAACGCTCCAGCTTCTAATAGCATATCTATCTCGCTTGTATTAACTTTGTTACTTGCTCTAATTTCAGCTTCTTCTAATTCTATAAATTTCTTTTGTACATCTTCATCTTTATATTTTCGTATAAGATCTTTCTCTACATTACCATCGTCATCAGTAGATAACCCCATGTAGACACCGCGGTATCCTTGTGGTCGTTCAATCATTTCGTAATCTTTTCCTTCGACCGTCTCGTCTTCAAAAGAACCTAAAGCTTTTTTAGCGCTTATGGCATTCTCCATTGCCATTTTATAATTTGCCTCTGCCTCGGGTTTCTTACCAGTAATAGTTTCGGTTGGAGAGCTTTCAGCTTTTAATTGGCCTATTCTTTCTTCTGCAAATAATGACTCTACACCTTTTAAATCTGATTCAGAAACTTTACCGGATTTTCGTGTGGCGCTAACTAACGCTCGTTTTATGAACATGTCAAGGTCTGATTGTGACCCGACGCCGGCTCTAACAGAGTCGATTTGAGCTTGTAAAGTACTTCTTGCGCCTTTTGCTCCAAGTGATGTAGAACTTTTTGCCAATCCTTGTATAATTGCAGTTTTAATCTTTGGATCGATTTCTTCTCCAGCTGCAAGACTTGCTGAAGCACTAGAACTTGTTTCGCCAATTTGGCTATAAATTTTTGTAGCTTCATCACTTGCATTCGCTTTTTTTGCACCTACTACATCTTTACCTATCAGTGCAGCATCTATTGCAACAGATGCGGCTGTGCCTACTCCTGGTATCAAGGAAGCTGCTCCAGATGCAACTTCCATTGCTGCTCCAGAAAAATCTCCGCCGAGAGCTCTCTTTAATCCAAATCCTAAGCCAGCAATTAAACCAATTACTGGTAGTTTCTTTACTAAACTCTTTCCAACACCCTTACCCAAACTTTTTTGTAATACCTTTCCAGTACTTTCTTTAGTTACTGTTTTAGCTACATTATCAACACCTTGAACTATTGTTTTTCCAGCTACATTGGGGCTAAGAGTAGTTGCGGCTTTAGTAAGAGTAGCTCCACCAGCCAAAGCTGCTGCACCACCTGCAATTAGTTTACCTTTACCACCCAATAACCCACCAAATAGCCGACCAATTTTACCTTTACCTTTACCCTTACCTCCAAAAAATCCTTTCAGACCTGCAAGCTCTAGAATGGATGGCATTTCAAATCCTCCGCCTCCAGAACCTTCACCACTCCCAAATCCACCAGCGCCACTTTTGGTAGCATCGAGCATTTCGTTATGACGCCTTTCGTTGCGAGCGATCTGTTCTCGTTTTTCTTCTCTATCTTTTAATTTGCTGCTTTTGTCATCTAAAAGATGGTCAAAGATATTATTAATGCCGATATGAATTCCCCTTAGCTCATTCAATGATTCGTCAGTAGATAGACCTTCGGCTGAGGATATACCTTCGGCTGAGGATATATCAGCAGTGTCAATTCCATCAATCTCGGTAGGTTCTATTCCTGCAATTCCAGGAAGCATTGATTTGGCATCAAAGTCTTTTACTGCTTTAGAAATCTTTGATAATAACTTTTGACGAAGTAAAAAGAATCGTGTCTTCGTTATAAAATCTTGCTCAGGTGCAGATCCAAGAATATCATTAATATCTATCTCTTTACCAAACTCAAAGTTTGCATCCTTAGCAGCTGCGCCAACCTTTTTAAGAATTATATTTTTAGTTCTTAACCATTTTAAACCAAAAAGAAGGCCGCTTTTAGGCGGTTCACCGAGAAGCTCAGATATTTTTATCTCTTTACCAAGTTTAAGGCCTGTTAATTTTCCACCTTGAGTCTTCTTAATGACAGCATTAAGAATATTCTTCCTAATTTTAAGATACTTAAAGGCCAACAAATAATTAATTTTATCTAAACCTTCGTTGCTCCCCAACAATTCAGATATATCTATATTAGCTTTGATATTTTGATCAGTAGGTCTTTTAAGTTTTTTCGGATTCGCCATATCCCTATTTATTTATTTTGTCGCTTTATTCTCTCATTTTCTTCCTTTATATGCTCCTGAAGAAGAGATACGTATATCTGCCTTTCCCAAGGGATCATACCTTCGAGTTCTGTCAAACTGTATTGATGATGTTGCATCATCACAAAGTTTGTCTGATAGTGATTCGCTAAAGAATCATGAGAAAGGCTTATACGAAAAAAGATTCAATTCCCTCTAATACAATTTCATTCTCATGACCACACGCCTTACATTTAAATTTGCTGATGTATTGTATTGTAGGTACATTCTGAATATACTCTTGCATTTTTTCGAGATGCGAGTGCGATAATGAATCGATAAATTCAATAAGTTCCTTTTCAGTTGATTCGCTTGCAGGATGTACATTATCTGCATCATAAATAGATTCAATAGAATATATAAGTGTTTGATTAAATGCTCTTTCAGCATTTTTATCGTCAACTCTTTCTACATCTTTTACTGATAGAGGCTTCAGTACCATTCCAACAGAATCACTAATTTCAATAGTGTTACTGATATTATCTATTTCAGATACCTTGATTTCATCAAGGTTTATTTTAATAGAAGTATATTCTCCGCACTCTTCACACTTAATTTGTACATCTACAGTTTCTCCTATGCTTTTAGCACGAAGTTGAAGGAAAAGATATTCAAGGTCGGTTGAAGTACAATCGTTCGGATCAAGCTTTTCAAACGAACATGTTTTTACGATATTTTTAATTACTGGTAAAAGTTTGCTGTTATCTTCTGTTTCTTGAGCGATCATAAGAACCTTTTCTTCTTTTACAAGGAACGGTCTGAAATCAAGTTGTTTATTAAGAGACGGTACCTCGATAGGGTACGTTGGTATTTCTAGTTTTGGTAATGCCATAATTTTGTTAGTTGTTATTCATTCAGTTATAATTAAAATATTATTTATACTAAGCCAAAAGGTAGCTGAGAACTAATATCATCTACTCCAACATTGCTAGTTGCTGAGATTGGTCTTTCTTGAAAGTCTTCGTAGGTAACTTCAACTGTTACTTGTGTTATCTGACCTTCGCTATTGTTTAATTCAATTGATTGTATTGATATTGGAAATGCATTTTTAAGTACTATACCATAAACATCATTACCCATATTATCCATTTGAAATATTTCTATATCTCTTTTATATACATTATCGTAATTTTTTTTAAATGTATCTCGATCGATGATTAAATTAGTCCAATTATCAAATATTTTTTTTATAAAATAATCATTGGTAAGATTAAATGTAAATGAAACATCTTCGTTAATAAATGACTGTGCAACTTTTATTTGTTGCCGTGTATAGTTCGCTTCGAACGTTTGCATCTGCCTTCCAGGAAAGTTGCACTGATCACAAAGAATATTCATATCTCTTAAATTATCATTATTACCTTCTAATAAAATTTCAGGAGGCGCTATGAATATTCTAAATCTATTAGTACGCGCAAATCCGTTACGTTTTGTTATTGTACCTTTTAATATGTCTATACTTTGTGAGTCCATTTTTTTTATTAGATTTTAGATCTTGAATTTTTCCAAATATTATCTTTACCACTCTTTTTGAATTGTTCTGTTGGTAAAAATAAAGCGATTTCCCATTCACTCGCATTTACTTCTGATATTTGTGATTTTACATGTTTATTAAGATATCTCTTATAGCATGGTTTAAATGCTGATAACTTTGCCGCGTTCTTTAAAAGATCATACGACAATTTTAAACGAGTAGTCTTATCGTATTTTTTATTGTTAGAATATTCTAAAAGTTTATCGAAAAATTTTGCTCGCACTCTTGGTTCTAAGTAGTGCAGATTTATACCATAGAATCCGTCTGGAGCTTTATCAACCATAATAATAAGAGGAAATTTATCATAGAATGGTAATGTTTTCTTATGTTTGGGATCATAAAAATACATGAACATACGACCAATTAGCGGAGTATTCACTTGCTTAAGTGCTTCATCAGATAACAATCGTTTGCGATTAACGCTTGTCATTAGTGTAACTTTTTCTCTGAACCAATCTAAAGATCGTTTAGTTCCGCGCCTAACGTCAGACCTAAATGCTTGTGCTTGGACTTTATCAAAAAGAGATGCCATATCTCTATTTATACTATTTCTTTGGCTTCTTTGCACCGAGGAGTTTAATTCCCATCCGCGACAGATCATCTTCTGTCCAAATTACAAACTCCCATCCTCTATCAGCACAATATGCTTTAGCTGTTTCCCACTTTGAGGTGTTTTTTATATATGACATTACCTCAGTAATATATCTTTTAGTCTTTCTTTTCGGTTGTTTTGGAGCTTGGGTTTGGCTTTTTGGCTTAATCTCGATCAAATATGTTTTATCCTTTGTCACCATTTTAACGTCCATAAAATATCGGTGAACGCGATTATCCGTCTTACACCGGTATGGTATAATAGTTTCTTCTGATTGCCACTTAATTACATCTGGATTTGAATCCATAAATTTAAAAACTTGTCTTTCCCATAAAGATCGGAATACCACCTTTGTTGGATCACCATCGTATTTGTTTGGATTCTTTACTGTATATCTTCCTTTGTATGTCATATTTTTATTATAAATAGAATTATATTTATGGCTATTAATATTTTCGAGAATCAACTGGGGAGAGACAAAGAGGCTGTACAATCTGGTTCACAATCTTCAGAACCAAACGTTATTGAAGTCGCTCCTCTTATTTATCCTCCAGAAATGAGAGGAGATACATCACGTCCATGTATTCAATTCGTTGCGCATGAAAGAAAACTATCGGGCCAAGTACATCGACATCCTATTTGGTTTCCTGCTCCAGCTAACTTATCATTTGGAGATTCAGGTGATTATGGAACAGCAGATCTTGGTTTAGCGGCAGGAGCAGTTGATACGGTATCTGGTAGAAGTGGTGTTGGTAATATTCTAAGCCAAATATCTACTTTAAATAAAGAGCAAGCAAAATCTTTAGGTTCAAAACTTCTACCAGAGAAATATTCAGATTCAGTATCACTTGCTACTCAACAAATTAATAATCCAAATACTAATACTACATTTACTAGTAACGGAATAAGAAGTTTTTCATTCGATTTTAAATTAGTTGCTCGTTCTGCTTCTGAATCCAATCTTATTCGAGAAATACAAACAAAGTTTAGGCGATTCATTTATGCTTCTCGCGGAGGAGAAAATAATACGATCACACTTGAATATCCTCCAGTATGGACAATTAAATTTATGAATATGGATACTGGTACGGAAAATCCTTATATTCCTCGTATATATTCTTCGTATTGTAAAGCTATTGACACAAGTTTTAATTCTACTGGCAATGTATATTTTAGTGATAATGCTCCTCTTGAAGTAGATATCGGAGTTGAATTCCAAGAAACACGCGCTTTAAATAGACACGATATTGATCAAATGCTTAATGATCAACTTGGAAATAGAGGTATTAGCGAATCTGGTCGACCTCTTACAGTAACATCGATTGAACAACCAGATCCCGCACCCACTAAATAGATAATTATGTCATTCTTTACACAGTTCCCTAAGATACAGTATGATATTAACGCTAATGGTATTAAAACTGAAATTACTGATATATTTCGCCACGTTGATGTTAATGAAAAGTTTATTGATAATATAACAACATATACATGGTATGAGATAAAAGAAGGAGAACGTCCTGATGTTGTATCTAATCGGTTATATGGATCGCCTGATTATTATTGGACATTCTTTGTTCTAAACGAAAGTCTTAAGCAAGGATTAAATACTTGGCCAAAATCATACCGTCAGTTTGAATTAATGCTCGAGCAAGATTATTCAAAATATTCTGTTCTTGTTTTTATTCCTCGCCAATATCCGGTTGCTCGTAAATACGAAAATAGTTTTGAAATGGTAAATTATTTCGGCGGACTGGATTTAAGTACTGGAAATGTTAAAATAAGAACCAAAGACGAGTTTAACGGAAAAAAAATTGAAGCAGATATATTAAAATTTGATGATCAAAGGTATCAACTTTGGGTATATGATATTAATGATAAAGGAAAATTTGCTAATAATATATCTTGGAATATAGAATATATTGATAACCCATATGAGGACGGTCAGCAATATAAACAATTTGAGGATGAAAGAACTGCTTGGGCAAAAGAAGCCTTTGAGTGGGTAAGATTAAATCAAACTATTGTTTATTACTCGTTTTTACGTGATATTGAAAATAAGCAAGGTCTTGCTCTAGAGAGCGATGCATACTACGACTATTTCTTAAAAAACTATTTTCAAAAAATTCAATTTGTTTCCCATCGCTTTTTTGAAAGTTCTTATAATGCACCATCGTATTTCCTTGATAACGAATACGAAGATGAAAGATCAACCGCGCTTGATGCATACTCAAAGGTATTTAGTCAAAGAGATGTTGTATTAGAAAACAATTATTTTAGAGGTGATGTTGATACAAATATACCTACAACACGATTAGATGGTTTTGAACAAAGCGAAATAGAAGAGTATAACTCAATTAGTCGTCAAAGAAGATTTGTGCCAAGCTTTGTCGAATCATATTTTGCTGAGCAAGCCAAATTTGTCTCGATTAAGGAAGATCTTGAAGAAAAAAGTTTCGAAGCGAGAAAGATTCGTATTATACGACCTGAGCATATCGACGAATTTGTTGAGACATACCAAGAGAAATTAGAAAAATAAATGGCTAATCAAAGGACAAATTTTGGGGCACGTGTATCATTAACTCCAGGAGCATATAATATTGATAAGATTGTATTAACTACTCATGACGGTAAAAAATATAATATCGAAAATATTACAGTTAAGCTCAATATAACAGAATCTCTTTATTCTCCGAATATTCTTGCTCAAATTGGTATAAAAGATACAGCAAACTTTTTTGAAAGTACACCACTTATTGGTCAAGAAAAGATTCGAATTGTTGTGTCAACTAAGCCAAATAGTAATGGTAAAGTAAAGGGGAAAAAGATTGATCTAAATTTTATTGTTACTGAGTATCCTCTTTATGCAAGTGTTGAAGAAGAACATACAAATGTTTATACAATAGCGTGTGTTTCAGATCATGCATATTACTCTCAACTTTCTAAAATATCACGATCTTTTACAAATTCTATCGATCAAGAAATAAAAAAAATTATTACTGAAGATCTTGGGTTTACTGACTTCGAAGTTAACGGCACTGTCATATCTCGAATGAAAGGAATTATTCGTTGGCAGACTCCGCTTGAAGCAATTGAATGGTTAAGAAGAAAGACATATGATGAAGCATTCTCTCCATTCTTTTTCTACCACTCTATAGATAATAAGATTCGGTTGTCTTCATTACATAATTTGATAACAGCAAAAGAGTACCATACATATTTTGATGAAAGGCAATTTAATTTTACTCCATACGAAGAAGAAGATTATGATCAGAGAGTCTCTCGTATTCTTGATGTTGCTTCGAATTTAAAACTTGGTAAGGTTTATCAAGGAGTAAACGGAGGATGGGCATCAGAAAATAATTATTTAGACTATTCATATAAGACGTATA